CGTGCAGGAGGTCTCCTGCCATGACCAACATCGTGAAGCTGCTGCCGGGATCGAAGAGCCTGATCACGCTGACCGACTCGATGGCCAGCATCAAGCTCGTGCGCTCCGAGATATTCCGGTCGAAGCGCACCTACACCGACATTGCCCGTGGCGCGGCCGTGTCTCCGTCGACTGTCGGCAACATCGCCAGCGAGAAGACGCACTGGCCGAGGATCGAGACGGTCATCCGGATTTTGGGGTCTCTGGGTTGGGTGATCACCGCGAGCAGGAGAGACGCTAAATGACCCTTGCCGGTGATCCTGAATGGGAGAAGCTCAAGGCTGACGGGCAGCACAAATTCGATGTGTTCGACGCCAAGCGCCAGAAGCTGATCGCCATCTACCAGAAGGCGAGAACGCCGAGGATGAGGCTGCTGGCGATGGCCAACATCATGCGCCAGCACGCCAACTACATGAAAGACAACATCTTCACGGGAGGGTGGCAGGCAACTGCCGTCGCCCATTTCGCAGACCATATCAGGGCTATCGCAAAGGACTTGGACTGATGATGCGCGACCGCGAGAAGGTGAAGCTGCTGGTCGACACGCTGGAGACCATCCGCAGTTGGATCGACAGCATGAGCTTCACCTACAATTTTGGGGCCGAACAGGCCTTCAAGGCCATCGACGAAACCCTGACCAAGGTGAAACCAAAGTGACGCTCGAACTCTACCAGTACCAGTACGAGACCGTGGCGGAGATCACCTCCAACAGCCACCCGGTCTACCTCGCGTTCGAGATGGGCACGGGCAAGACGCCCATCGCCATCGCGGTCGCCAAGGCGCGCAAGGTCCGGCGTCTCCTGATCCTGTGCCCGGCCGTCGGCAAGCTGACGTGGGCCAAGGAACTCAAGCGCTGGTGGCCGGGGATGCCGGTCAAGGTGGTCAGGCACCCGACCGACCTTCACGGGGACGGCGCGTTCATCCTGTCCTACAACCATGTCTCCGTGACGCCGGACTTTGCTGACGTGGTCTCTCGTGCTGCCAGCTTCGACATGACGGTCCTCGACGAGGCGCACGCCCTCAAGAACCCCGGTGCCAACCGCACCAAGGCGGTCCTGAAGACCATGCTGCCGAAGCTGGGCTTCGTGCTGCCGATGTCCGGCACGCCGACGCCCAACCATCCCGGCGAGCTATTTCCGATCCTGCGCACCGTCTTCCCGGAGACTGTCCGCAAGAGCGACGGAAAGCTCATGCGCCAGTATGAATTCGAGGATCGGTATTGTCAGGTCGTCCAGAAGTGGTTTGGCGGGCGTGCCGTCCGCACCATCGAGGGGGCCAAGAACGCCGACGTCCTGCGTGCGACGATCAAGCCATACTTCCTGCGGAAGACGAAAAAGCAGGTGCTGCCCGACCTCCCCGACATGACCTTCGACACCTTCCCAATCAATGCGCCGAACGCGCCGAACTGGGGCTTCGAGGGCATGAGCAACGACGAGATCGAGGCGATGATCGACAGCGGCGACGCCCATGTCATGCGGATGCGGCACCAGACTGGCCTCGCCAAGGTGCCGGGGGCCGTCGAAGCGATTTCGGACATGCTCGACAACTGCAAGCGCAAGGTCGTGGTGTTCGCGCATCATAAGGATGTCATCGACGGCTTGATCAAGAATTTGGCGCTCTACAACCCGGTCAAGATCACCGGGGAGACATCGTCCGTCGACCGCGAGCTTGCGATCCACCGCTTCTTGGACGACCCGACGTGCCGGGTATTCATCGGCAACATCCAAGCGGCCGGGACCACCATCACGCTCGTAGCCGACACCAACGAGGTCTCCGATGTCTTCTTCGCGGAGGCGAGTTACTCGCCCATGGACAACGTGCAGGCGGCGAGCCGCATCCACCGAATCGGTCAGAAGGATGCCGTGCAGGTGTGGTTTCTCACCGCGTTCGGCTCCATCGATGATCGAATCCAAGAGATACTTGTGCGCAAGGCGCAAGATTTCAAAACCCTGTTTGGCTAAGGAGGCCAACATCATGACGACACCCGCATTCACCCTCACCATTGTCGCTGACTCCGTCGAGCAGCTTCACCAGAACATGGTCGACATGCTGCCTGCCGGTGGCGTGCTGTCTCCCATCGACACGATGCCGTTTCAAGAGCTTCTCCTGAAAGTCGACACCCGCTGCGAGGCCGAAGGCTACGAGATGGAGGTCTACAAGCGCGGCGAGCGCCCGGAGCCGGAACTGCCGCTGGCCGAGCGCAAGAAGGCCGAGGCCCGCGCCAAGCTGCGCGGCGACCTCGTCAACTCGCTGGCCGAGGCGACGCACGCCACGTCGGCCGTGAAGAAGGAACTCGACGCCGAGGTTGTGATCGAGACAGCGACGGTCGATCCGGCACCCAAGAAGATCAAAACCAGACCCGGCGAGACCGAGGTCGCACCCGATCCGGTCGACGCCCCCGGAGAGGAGACAGACGTTCCGTTGTCTCCCAAGTCGAAGAAGGCCAAGGGCAACGGCAAGGGAACCGCCAAGGAGACACCGGAAGCCCTCAAGGACCGGATCATCCTGCGCTTGCAGGAACTCTACTCCGAGGGCCGCAAGGCCGACGTCAACAAGCTGCTGGCCACCCATGGCAACGGCGTCAAGACGTTCTCCGCGATTCCGGCAGACCAGTTTGCCGTCATAGCCGAAGCCGTGGAGGCGCTGGCCTGAACTTAAAAACTGAAAAATTTCTGTCGGGATCAAAGTTTATGGCACACGCGCACGCATCGCCGTCGTCTTCTGAGATTTGGATCGCCTGCCCAGCCTCAGTCACCAAGGCGCGGGGGAGACAGCGCAAGGCAACCAGCTTTACTCGCGAGGGCACAGCCGCGCACACGCTGGCCGAGCGCGTCCTCAAGGGCAAGAAGGTCACCGGGCTGCCGTCGATCAACGTCGAGGGCGAGGACATCGCGGTGACCGAGGAGATGGTCGATGGCGTCGCCACCTATGTCTCCTACGTCGAGAGCCTGAAGGGCCGGAAGTTCTACGAGACCGTGGTCCACGTCCAAAGCGAGGGCGAGGACCTGTGGGGCACCGCCGACGCCTTTGCTGTCGATGCGCCGCTGAAGATGGTCGAGATCGTCGACCTCAAATATGGACAGGGCGTCTGGGTCCCGGCCGACGCGCCGCAGTTCCGCATCTATGCCTTGGGCGTGCTCGACGCCATCGGACCCTTCACCGAGATCGACTTCGTCAAGCTCACTGTGGTGCAGCCGCGCGCCGGGGACCAACCGATCCGCAGCGTCGTCATCTCTGTCGACCTGTTGATCGAGTGGGAGAAGACGATCCTCCACCCGGCGCTGGTCAGGCTCAAGGCCGACGACCCGACCGAGACACCGGGCGATCACTGCCGGTGGTGTGTCAGGGCTGGCGAGTGCAAGGCGCTTGCCGACCTCGCCATGGCCAACGCCAAGGTGGTGTTCGGGGCGTCGCCGCCCGACCCGCACGGCATGAGCGACAAGGAGCTAGGCGAGCTTCTCACTCATGGCGAGATGATTCTCTCATGGGTCAACAAGATGCGCGCGGAAGTCTCCCAGCGCATCGACGTTGGGGGTGTGGTCCCCGGCTGGAAGCTTGTGCCGAAGCGGGCGGTGCGTCGCTGGGACGATGCCGAGGGTGCGATCCTCGCCATGAAGCAGAAGCAGGTTCCGCTGTCCGACATCCTCCGCATCGAGACCATAGGAACCATCGAGAAGGTGTTGAAAAGATACAAGGTTCCAGTCTCCACCATCGACCCGTACACGATCAAGCAATCGTCGGGGACCACGCTGGTCAGCGAGAGTGACGGAAGGCCCGCTGTCGATACCTCATCAAAAAATGTATTCAGTGAGACGGAAACACTTGACTAACTCTACGGGGCACTGTTACATCTCTCTTATACGACCTACCGATGAGGGTAGGAAATATGAAGTCGGAACCGTAGAACTGTCAGAACCGAAAGGAAATGTGAAATGCCAGCATTGATTACCCCCTATGCCGTGCTGTCCTTCCCGACTCTCTTCACGCCGAAGCCGCGTGCCGAGGGTGGGGAGGCGGTTTACTCCTGCGCGCTTCTGTTTGATGAAGCGGCCCAAAAATCCAAGGAATACAAGGCCATGCAGGATGCCTGCGTCGCCGCGTTCAAGGAGAAGTTCGGGGCCAACACCCCGATGAAGGGAGCGACCTTCCCGTTCAGGGATGCTGGCGAGAAGGCCGACAAGTATCAGGGCTACGAGGACGGTGTGATGTACATCAACCCGTGGACCAAGAACAAACCCGGCATCGTCGACGCCCGCCTTCAGGACGTGATGGTGCCCGATCAAGTCTATGCCGGTCAGATCGTGCGGGCGCAGGTTGCCCCGTTCGCGTGGACCAACTCCGGCAAGAAGGGCGTCTCCTTCGGCCTCAACCACATCCAGATCGTCAAGCACGATGCGCCCCGGATCGACGGCCGCGTTGCCGCCAACAAGGCGTTCGACGCGCTCGAAGATGACGGCGAAGACGACGCGCCTTTCTGATTCCAAACCCCCGTCCCCGATGACCGATCAGGAGAAACCCATGGCCAACGAAGTCAGCGCCCCCAATCCGGTGGCGTTCGATAAGAGCATGAAGAGCTTGGAGAGCGGCATTGCTGACGTTCTCCGGGTGCCCGCCAGCGGCGTCCTCGCGCAGGTACAGCGTAGCGAGCCGACGCTGGCGGACCAGATCGCCCAGTACGAGCGGATCAGCCGCACCATTGAGGAGAAAATCCGCAAGGAGCAGATGACGATCCGCAACGACTACGACCTCAAGTGGGTTGAGGTGAACACCGCCTATGCCGCCCGGATCAGCGAGGCCACGGCCAAGCTGGAGAAAGACCGCGACACCGAGCTTCTCGCCTTGACGGAGACAGCGAGCCGCAAGCTCCACGAACTGGAGCAAATGGCCCGACGTACAGGCTGAGAGGGGTAACCGGAGGTCCGTGTGGGAGCGGACCTCCGGCCCCGGTGGGTATCAGGTATCAGGGGCTGCCGACTGGACGGGGCTTTAGCGGGGGAGTGCTTCAGGGTGAATCCGCCGACAACGCTTCGATCATACCCCGGCAACGACGGAGGGGAAACCCATGTTCGTGACTTACCGAGGTCTCCGCATCGAGAGACACAGCCGCAATCGAGTCGACGTCCTCACCAAGAAGGGCGGACGCCTCAAGAGTTTGAAGACGTGGAACGAAGCAATAGAATGGGTTGATCAGGACCAAGGTCCACCCATCGAAGGAGAAACCCATGAGCAAGAAACACGGCCCCAAGCTACCGTCCATTTTACTAGATGAATTGTCGGGCCTCGACTGGCGCGTCACGCTGGGAGCCAAGCACCACAAGATCATGATCGGACAAAACCTCGTCGGCATTTGGCCGCGCGGCAAGGTCAATGACGTCGACCGCAGGCCGATTCTGTCGATACGATCCAGCATCCGACACTGGAAGGATGCCCACCGTGCAGCAGATTGAGCGCGACAACGACACACCCGGCATGACGTTCGAGCAGATGGAGTTCATCTACTACGGACTCTGCGAAGCCTTGCAGCAGTGCTGCAATCAGGACGGCAAGCAGCGCCACTTCATGCTGATGGTGATCACGCGGGATAGCGTCAACGCGGCCGACGAGAGTCCGGTCGTCACCACCGACATCTCCTCGACCATGGACATGGTCGACGTGCATCAGTCGATGCGCGACTGGCTGCGGATGAAGACCCAATGAGGCGGAAGTGATGGCTGGACCGGGGCAGTTCTGCGGGCCGTGCTGGAGGTGCGGGACCGATTTCTGGTTGCCGCAGTCGCTCTACGAAGCGGCCAAGAAGTCGAGCAGGATCGCCTTCTTCTGCCCATATGGGCACGAGGCGGTGTTCAACGAGAGAGACACAGAGGCGGATGTCCTGCGCCGCGAGCGCGATCTCCTGAAGCAGCAGCTTGCCCAGAGGGACGACGAGATCGTCAGGCAGGCACGACTAAAGGACGCCGCGCTCAAGGAGGCGCGGGCGCTCAAGACGTCAGCCGTCAAGGCCAAGAAGCGCACCGCTGCCGGTCTCTGCCCGTGCTGCAACCGGAGCTTCCGGCAGATGGCGCTGCACCTGAAGACGAAGCACCCGAATTTCAGGGCGGAGGAGGTCGCGTGACCCAGCATTTCGCCGCGTGCCCGTTCTGCGGCCGGGTCCATGAGCATCAGCCGGATGCACCGAGGGTCACGGTCGACGGTCGCATCAGGATCGTCTGCGACAGTTGTGTCTCCCGGATGACGACGGCGGCACCAGCGGTGCCGCCGAAGTCCAACGGAGAAGTCAGATGACGATGAAGTCGGTGTTGGTGATCACCGTGCCCGGATTGACGTGGGCGAACACGACCTGCGCAGCGCCCGAAGCCGAGCCGTCTGCATCGTAGGAGATGTTCCCGGAACCGGAATCGTAGATGATGCGCTGCTGGACGGTCAGCGCCACGTCGTTGGCGATGAACCTGAAGGCGGCGAGCGGCCCGGCCAGCAGGTTGAAGAAGCCGGTGATGCCGTTGTCGAGCAGGAAGGTATCGTTGTTGTGGCTGAAGTCGAAGACGTCATCGACGTTCGACGGACCCAGCGGGCCAGCGATCACAACGCGGTCGAAGCCGCCGCCCGTGAAAATGTCGTCGTTGCCGAGGCCGCCAGTAATGCGGTCGTTGCCGTCACCACCGAGGATGGTGTCGTTGTTGGCCCCGCCGTTGATGGTGTCGTTGCCGATGTTGCCGAGCAGCACGTCGAGGCCGATGCCGCCGTTCACGGTGTCGTTGCCCTGTC